TAGTGCACTTCGACAGTTGTTTGGATGTCACAAATCGGACATTCAATCCTGTATTCCATTATGCTACCTCAGCTTCTATCTCATCCCAACCGAAGTCATCTCCTTCCATACCTACGACTGAGTATTCGGTCACACGTTTCTCAAAGAAGTTATCGTGCGATGCACCGTTTAGAACCCAATCTAGCCACGGTAGTGGATTGTCTTTCTGGTTGAACAATGGTTTGAGACCAAGTTGTAGAAGACGACGATCCGCGATGTGACGGATGTACTTGCGTACTTCTTTCTTGGTCAGTCCTTGAACATTGTTACCCTTGAAGGCCAAGTCGATGAACTTTTCTTCGAGTGCAACTGCGTTCTCTGCCATCGTATATATCTTAGATTTTAATTCGTCATTCACAATACGTGGATGTTCGTCACAGAACGTACGGAATAACTTTGCGTTACCCTGTACGTGTAGAGTTTCGTCACGGATAGACCACTCTACGATTGTCGCCATACCCTTCATCTTACCAAAACGTTGGAAGTTCAGTAACATGACGAATGAAGCGAATACAGACATGCCTTCGTTGAAGACTGACTGCGCAAGAGATAGTGCAAGACCAGTATGCGTAGAGATGTCACCCTCTTTCATAAAGTCGATCTTGTCGGCCATCTCTTTGTATTCAAGGAACATGTGGAAGTCTTCGTCTGGTAAACCCAGAGTGTCATTCAACAACGCATAGGCACGTTGGTGTACCGCTTCTCGTGCGGCAAACGATGACAACATATTACGGACTTCGTTGTTCTTAAATTTTGGAATCAACAATTCATGGTAGTTCTCACCTACCTGAACATCTGACTGTGTAAAAAGACGTAGGACGTGTGTTATAAATTCCTTCTCTGAGTCGGTTAATTTAGTTTTCCAATCCTGAACGTCTTCCGATAACTCCGCCTCATCTTCGATCCAGTGAACTTCTTCGTGCTTCTTTGACAGTTCAACGGCCCAAGGGTATTGAAACGGTTTGTATGTTTTCGAAAATTTAAGTAAAGACATTCTTTATCCTGTTATTGGTTTGCGATAGGGTGCAAGAGTTCTGGATGTAGCCACCCCATCGAATGATGTTCTGTATGTTTAATTTGTGAGCTATTAACCTTCACACGCTCGGCACTCATTGTCTTCAGATTCATAACCGTCGTCTGACAAATGAGTCATCAAATCATCGTACCCACCAATGTACTTACCTTCAAGGTAAATCTGTGGGACAGTGTTGACATCACGTCCAGTAACTTCTGCCGCCGTCTTCTTGATCTCTTGCAGATCAATATAGTCGAACGGTATACCACGTAATAACAACTCTTCTTGCGCCAACTTACAGTACGGACAGTCTTGTTTACCGTATAGAATAGTACGGTTGTCGTCCTGTAATGCAACGCGTTCTACCTTCTCCGAAACGTTCTCTGCACGAGACTTCGCTTCAGTACGTAGGTAGTATAGACCTTTCAGTCCTTCTTTCCATGCCTTGAAGTGTACTTTGTTGACGTACCTCTTAGGCGCACCAGCTGGGAAGAATAGGTTTACTGACTGACCCTGACAGATGTACTTCTGACGGTCTGCAGCGTGTTGTACGACCCAGTTCTGATCTAGTTCCTGCGCAGTCTTGAACACTGCCTTCTCTCCCTCAGTGAGGAACGGAAGGTGCTGTACAGATCCTTTCGCAGTAATAATACTTGTCCATATAGAATCGTTGTTCTCTTTCTTTTCAGTCAACAACTGTTCTAGGTATTTGTTCTTAACAAGGAACGAACCCGCACGTGTACGGTGCGTGTATGCATTCGCCTTCATCGGTTCTATCGATGGTGACGTGGAGAGGATAACACCACTTGATGCGTTCGGTGCAATGGCGAGTAGGTGTGAGTTACGTCTACCCGTACCTTCTCCGTCTGGATACTCTCCGCGTTCAGTTGCGAGTAGTTCGGTCTCTGCAACTGCCTGTGCGTTGATGTGAGAAAAGACCACGTCATTGATCTCTCTTGCCTTGTCTGATTCCCAAGCCACACCGTGTTTCTGTAAGAGTGAGTGGAATCCCATCGCTCCCAATCCAATACTTCTCTCTCTTTCTGCCGAATAACGGGCGCGGGAAATACTATCGGGCGCATTGTCAATGAAGTATTCGAGAACGTTGTCCAACATACGAACAAGATCACGGACAATACTCGTTTCTTTCCATTCATCATAATATTCAAGGTTCAGTGAAGACAAGCAACACACCGCTGTCCTGTCAGCGGAAGTAGGTAAGTGAATTTCGTTACAAAGGTTCGACCCGTGAATGCGCATACCTTTCTCTTTCAGTGCCATCGGTAGACCACGATTTGCGGTATCGATGAAGTTTAGGTAAGGTTCACCTGTACGGAAACGTACCTCAAGAATGCGTTCCCACAACTTACGTGCGTTGACCGACTCCTTTACTGCACCGTCGTTCGGGTCACGCAGATCAAACGTCGTGTTGTTCAGAACCGCAGCCATGAACTCATCGGTAATGTTGATCGCATTGTGTAGGTTCAATGCTTTACGTTGCACGTCACCTGTAGGAATACGGATGTTCAAGAACTCAATGATATCCGGATGTGAAACGTCCAGATACGCTGCGTACGACCCTTTACGAGTTTTCCCTTGTCGATATGCAATCATATCCGCATCGACCGTGTGTAGGAAAGGAATCGGGCCTGGCGCGATGTCTGAGACAGTACGCACGTCACGCCAGTGACCACCGACACCACCACCCATGACAGACAACCAACGCAACTCAGAAGAGTGATTGATAAGACCGTCTAGAGTATCTGGTACGTAAGTTAGGAAGCATGAGATTGGAAGACCGCGTCTCTTCATACCTTCCTTGGGTGCGTTTGACAGAACCGGAGATGCAAACATGAACCACTTGTTAGAGACATAGTTGTATAGTCTCTGCGCAAGTTCTTGGTCACCACCTGACCATGCAACCGCCGCACGTGCATAGGCTTCTTGAGGTGACTCTTCACCCTCACCCATATAGAAGTCTTTTAACATCCCGACGGCGTAGTCGGTCAGTAGGGCATCACGACCCGTGTCAATATCAATTATCATATACTGCCTAAATTATCTTGAATAATCATAGAATGGTTCATCTTCTTGGAAGTTGTAATCCTCGATGACCATCTGTTTACCGTTCTCATAGAACCGACGCGCACACTTGAAGATGTAGTCCAGTTGCTCTTCTTCGTCGAGCAAACCTTCCCACATCATGTGGTTGTTGAAAGAGGCGTCGGAGTTCCTTACGAGAAATCTATCTGCTGACAATTCGTCTGTCTCAATACCCTCCAGAGCCACATAGATGAGTTTGCTCTCATCGTACTTGGTAAGGATCTCTGATAGGTTGTCATCATCCTTTTCGATAAGGACGATTGTGTATGATTCACAGTCAAGGAATTTCATATAGTTTCTCTGATTTGTTTACCGCACATTATATAGTATTATGACGCGTACGTCAATACTATTCTTAGTTTATTTTTGAGGTGCGTATCTACGCAAAACCTTGACAGCGTCTTTAGGTTTTTTGTTCTTAGGTTTCTTGCGGACTATCACTGTGGATGAGTCGTCACCAGTGCCGACAACTGCTGAGGTCGTCATGGTCAACTCTTCTTTGAACTTTTCGTATGTCTTCATTCGTCTCTGCCTAGTAGAACCATCTTGTTTCTCTTGGTGACTCCATCAAAAGTTTCATACCGATACACACCAACCAAGTGGTATGGAAACTTCTCACTAGCAATGTAGTGATCAATAAGGTCTGTCAGTCTTTGTAACCATATGTACTGGTAGTCGTCCACCAGTATCCACTTCACGCCAGCCTCATTGCACTTCTGCAAATCAATCGAGGCACCCTCGACGCTGTGGTCACCATCTACAAAGACCATATCATACCTTGATAGTACTTCTGTGTCAAGATGTTGTGAATTTATTTTTTCGAACCCGAAACGTTCTGGAAACATGTTAGACAGTGCGGCTGCATTGATTTCAGTGTGTTCGTACTGAGCAATGTCAACAGAGTGGTACGTCACATAATCAAACAGAGACAATACCGTGAATGCACTGTGACCGGCATTGAATCCGATTTCCAGAACACTTTTCGCGTCGGTATGTTTATATATGTTTTTGAGTGCCTCAATAGTGTACTCTGTGGGGAAAATATACCCCTCACTTTCCACCATTGTCCTAGTAAGGAACTTTGACTGCTCAAGGAGTGTCATTGCGTTTGAGTAGAGCCACCATGTTTTCACCATCACGAGAGTCGTAGGTATAAACTTCTACTAGTTCGTACGGGAAATCGTCTTTGGCCATCAAGTGTTCTGTTAGGTCTGGAACAGCGGGGAACCACTTTGGATCATAGTCATCTACCAGTATCCAAGGGATCTTTGCATCATTTGCAAGTCGAAGGTCGGAACTAATTCCTTTGACGCTGTGATCACCGTCAATGAATACCACATCAAAGTTTTTGAGTGTGGATGCGATAAGACGTTTGGAGTCTGCCTTCATGAACGCGAAACGGTTGCCGTACATCTCTTCGAGTTTTTGTGCGTTCGGTAGAGTGTACTCCCAGAAACAGATATCGACAGAGCGGTATGTTACCTCAGGCAACATCTCCAGTACCATATACGCACTGTGTCCCGCATTGAACCCTATCTCTAGGATACGCTTAGGTTGGATTTTGTCATATATTGTTTTGAAAACACCTTGGGTTTTGTCATTAGGTACGAGGTGACCTTCAAGATGACCCTTGATGTCTTCTGTTAGGAATGTAGTGTTCATCGGGATATTTCTGCAGCAGAGAATAGAACGCGTTGTCCAGAACGAACGTGTACACCTTCGTAGATAGAGACGCCTAGGATTTCGTGGGCTGGGTATCCGTATTCGATTTTGACTTGATCACCTGCACGTACTTCTTCGCAGATATCAGTGAGTGATTCGTTGCGCATACGGTACATGCCTGGGCCCAGACTTCCGTCAGAGAGTACGTACCACTGCGACTGTTCTGCAAGAACGTCCAGAGTGTCGATCCCTGTTTTGTTGTGAATTTTTTCGACGTTGTTGTTGTTGAGGTTACCGTGTTCTTTGATCAACGCAAGTGCGGCACCGTAACGTGCAACCACTGACTGACCGCCTGGGGCCTTCGCCATGATTCTCTTTAGGTTGAACACAAGACGGTGAAAAGACGTATAGTGATCACTGTACGCCTCACGGTTTGCGACCGTACTGAAACTAAAGTCCTTGTTACGCTTACCATCCTTGTCGATGATACCGGCTTTAAACGCGTCGGTGTCCTCGAATGGAGTCACGAGTAGTTTCAAAAAACGAATTGTGTAAACGACATCCGCCGCTGACTTTAGTAGTCCCATCGGAATTCCCTCAATCTTTCTATCACGTATTTATCCATTTTGATCCCTGTAATCTCATCATTCTTGATGGCGCGTAGGAATACCAGAAATGGTTTCAACGCGGGCCAATGTTCAGCGGGGATCTTAAGTGCAAGTATCTCCACTCCTGCCTCGTACCCAAACACATTGAAGATGACGATAAGGTGATTCAGAATCAGTCGATCTGCAAGGTCACCTGATTGGTAGTATCTATTGATGAGTCTCTTCACGTATTTAAAACGTTTCAGATCATCAAAGAACTCCTCCCCGTCAATGTGTGTGGGGTTGTGGTAGTTCTGCGCTGCATATACCACAAGGTTGTTTTTATTTAATTTCATAGTGTGGGTCAATAAACTCTGGTAATGAATAATCTGTTGGGTAATCATCTTTGAGTTTATTTAGTGCGTCCATTAGTGGCCACATCCACCCCATGTCAACATTTAGTGTACCGTCTTCGTTAAAGTCTCGTGTAATCGATCCGGTATCGTTGTAGTGCACATACGAGAACGCCCACCGTTCGTTGCGTATTCTCATGTCAATCTGACCACGAGCAGCCATTCTGCGCAACAGTTGTTGTTGGTATGTATCCTCACCAATAACCAGACTTGGGTCATACGACATCATGGACGCAGCCTTGCGAGAGAAAAACACCATACGACAAAACCCTTCCTCTCTGTCACTGTAGTCCATAAAGTAATCGACCATCTCCTTGCGTTTCTCTGCCCACTCCTTTGCCTTCTCATCGGTTAGACCATAGGTCATCTTGAATGAGTACGCAAGTTTACCCAACGGTAGTTTCTGGAAGTGTGCGTGAGACGTATAGTCGTGTGGGTACCTTGGTTGTAACTCAGCGGGAATGTACCACTCATCACGATTCACCGTATTCGAATCATACTGTTTGTCCCATAGACCACGTCGATGAACGTGCATCGCCAACTGGTTGTACAGACAGATTACGTCGGGTGGATTACTTTGATGCGCGACTGTACGATACAAGTTACGACCGTAACGGGTGATCATATCGTCACCGTCTACGTGTACCATGTATTGATTATCGGATTCGAGAAACAACCGGAGTACGGAGTTCTTTCCTGTACTTGGTGTGCCGTCGGATTCTGTAATGTAGTATTGAAGCGAGTGTTTCTCGCAGAAAGCACTCGCCTCTTTTTCATACTCTTTGTCTAGAGTATTGATTACTACAATTACATCGTTAGGTCTAAGTGTCTCAAATTGTCTTGCAAGACGACTTAGTCTTGAACTAGTGAGGATGTAATATTTAAACACAGTGTCATAATATAGCGGTTAGACTTATTCTTCGTCTTCAGATTCCCAAACAACTTGTACAAGTTCTTCAGGTTCTTTCTCTTTCTTTGGTGCTGGACCGTGCCATTCGTCAACCTGCTTCTGAGTGAACTTCTGTGCTTTTAGTAGTTCACATGATACTGGATGATGCCATCCCTTAGTTGATGGTACTGCGTCTGCACACCACTTAGGAGCCTTAATCATTTTAGTAACCTCGTTTTTCTCTTATTAGTAATACGATCATCTCTTTAGTGAGATACGTATATCCTTTGGTTTCTAATCCTAACTCACGAGCAATGTCGATAAGTTCTGGTTTAGTCTTTGCATATAGACCTCTTTCAGAAATAGGTTCACCTGACGATGAACCGTTTTTCTTAGATCTATTGTTCAGGTATATTGCTACTACCGTCGCTACCGCTACAACAATTGCAATAATTTCCATGATTATTTTCCTTTTACAGGACTCTTATCACCATTTGACAAGTTGTCGTTACCGCGACTAGGAGCTTGTTTCATATCCTTGCCACCGGCCTTGAAGGTCTTGGTGTGACCATCTTCTTCGTCGTTCTCGATCTTCTTGTCAGATTGACCGTCGTGTGCGTCCTTGGCACGCTTAGTCTCTGGTTGCATGGTGTCTTCAGGTTTCTCACCTTCTTTCGCCTTTGGCTTCACCGCTTCCTCTAACTCTGACCAGAACGCTTCGAATGCTTCTTTGGTTGAGACAGATTCGATCTTAGAGATTTCTGCCTTACGATCCGCAGTGTGAGAGTTGTGCTTGATGTCTTTAGTAGACGCACGTGCAATCGCCTTACGACGCTTGTGTAGGTATTCGTCAGAAGAGTCAGTGTCACCGTCGTTGTCGATGTCTTTGTCTTTGCGATCTGCGAACTTACCTTTCGCTTCTTTATCGTCTACTGGATCAGTCTTCTCGTGAACGCCGTCACCACCGCAATGGTCGCATCCCTTGCCTTCACACTTCGGGCACTCAGTCTCTTCGGTCTTCGCCTCTTCTAAGGTTTCAACCGCTT